CAGCAGGAACTCAGCGTGTAAATCCTGGACAATCTAACAGACCTTTCCCTAAACCATTTTCTATTGGAACTCAAGAAGGTGTCGCAAGATTTAAAGAGATCGCTCAAACTATTGCAGTTGACGCTCAGCTTGTTGACAGACTTCAAAAGAGTGGACAAAAGGCAGACGCTATTTCCCTAGCACAACAAATCTACTTTTCTGGTATTTCTCAGAAAAGAGTTCTAGCTAAGGAAATCTATCAGGATGGAACAGGCCGATTAGGTTACGCCGCTTCTGCTACTGCTGGTGGTGATGGTAAATTTACAGTTACTTTAGATAGCTCTAAAATAGGGCACGTTGGTTGGTTTGACAGAGACGACATCCTTGTTCACACTAATGCTACTAACACTGGAGCTGGTGGTTCTGCTGTAACTGGTGGAACTGCTGACCATGCTTACTGGAAAGTTCTTGAAAGAAACAGACGTAAGAATCAGATTACTTTACAATCACTAAACTCCAGCTTCCAGGAAACTACTGTAGATACGTGGACTCCTGCGGCTACTGACACTTTCCTAAGATTCGGACAACCTGAAGCTCAGTCTGGAGTTGTTGGAGTTAATCTTGAAAGTATTTCTGATGACCTAGGACTTTACACTCCAATGGTTGGACTTGAGTCTTTGGCAGCTAACGATGGAAGACTTGTTCATCAGGTTAATCTTTCTGGCTTCTTAGGTGCTACTCACGAGGATGCTGAAGGTGAAGTTATCGACGTTAAGCATATCGAAGCTAACTTGAATGATCTTAAGATTAACACAGGTGGCGGAACTTATAACTGGAAATACATGTGTATGGCTCCTGAAACTCGTTCTGCTCTTGTTGAAGGACGTGAAACTGACAGACGTTTCCACGCTGTTAAAGATGACACTCGTGGTGTTGTTACTTTCAGATATATCCATGAAGACGATAACTTAGAAGTTAAAGGTTCTGAGTTTATTCCTAAAGATGTTATCTGGCACATCCCGGAAGCTAAGGGTTCTAATAAGAAAGTTATCGAGCTAGTTAACGATGATATTGCTGTTGTTAAAACTGGTAACATGGCTGACTTCCATTTAGGATTTGATGCTGCTACCGGATCAAGAACAGATACTTACGAGCAGTACTTACGTGGACACAACATGTTGATTTGTACTCACCCCGCTTCTGTTGGTAAGATCAAAGGTTTTACTATCAGCTAATTATTACAGGTAGCCTTCGGGCTATCTTCTTTAACCCAGTCTTTCTTTTGACAGACTTTAAACAAAAAGGACTATTATAATGCCTAAAGGATCATTGAGAACTGAAGCTGGAAAGCTTGAGACTAAAAGAATTAACAAACGAGAAGCTGCTGTACTTGCTAGCTCTGCCAAGCAGATTGCTAAATGTACTTATGATTTTCAGTATGACGGACAAGATGCCCTAGAGTTTTCTGCAAGTCTTCCTGCTGGATCATTTGTTACGAACGTATACGCTTCTGTAGAAACTGCTCTAAATGACGCTACTGGTTTTGCTTTATCTGTTGGCGGTACTGATATTGCTATCGCTGCCACAGGAACTAACCAAGCGGACTTGGAAGCTACTGGAGCTAAAGAGTTAACTAAGGAAGCTGCTAGTGAAGTATCTGGAAAGATTGCACTTGCTTCCTTTTCTGCTGCTACAGCAGGTAAGGTTCACTTTGCTATAGAGTTTGTTGACACTTCAAGAATTAAGTAAGGTTCCTTTTCTAGAAATAGGATAGGGAACTAGGTAGTGTGATCCTCCTCCACACTACTGCCTCCCTAAAAGTTTACTTGAGGGGAGGTTTTTTTGTTTATTTATATTAGCATATAAGGTATGACCGATGAATGTATTAGGTGGTCTACGAAAACTGTTTAGGTTTGTATTTGTAAACCAAGATGGCGAAAATATAGAAATAAAACCGAAGTCTACCCTGACAGAGGATGCTACGGCTGACTTTACATTGTCCTTGCCCGACTCGGTAGATGACGAAATTGTTACTCTACAAGAAACACAAACACTCGAAAATAAAAGATTAAACAACCCTAAGCTAAATGAAGATCAGGCAGTGACAGCCACAGCTGGTCAACTAAATAACTTGCCTGCAAATGCTGCCGGGGATATTACTGACCTACAAGATAATAAGCTAAATAACTCGGGTACGGACACATTTGATGGCACACTTACTGTCACGGGTGATATTGTCGTGACAGGAAATGTGGATGGTAGAGATGTATCTGTTGACGGTACTAATCAAGATAACCACATTGCTTCTACGGCCAATCCTCACGGGGTAACGGCGGCACAGGTTGATGCCTACACTATTGCACAGACAGACGCTGCTATAGATGCCGACGTTTCTGCACACTCCTCCTTAACTACTGGAGTTCACGGGGTAACTGGTGACGTAGTAGGTACGACTGATGACCAAGACTTATCCAACAAAGACCTTATAGATCCTGACTTTTCCGATAACACGGACACGAGTAAGAAGGCAGAATTAGATCTTACAGGTATCGATGCTGCCACAAAAAGAACTCTAACTGTTCAAAATAAAAGCTATACCTTAGCTGATGACGCTGACGTACAGGCTGCGCAGGCTGATGCCACCCAAGCTATTAGTGATGCTGCTGCCGTACAGAGTAATTTAAATGACCATGAAGGAGAAGCTACAGGAGCCCATGCTGCCTCAGCTATTAGTACTCCGTCTAAGACTAACTTAGGTGGAGCTGTCGATGTAGAAACTGCTCTCTCAAATGTAGATACTCACGTGGGGGACACAAGTAATCCTCATGGAGTGACTGCTGCACAAGTAGGTGCTTACACCACAACTCAAACTGATGCTGCTATAGACGCTGACGTATCTGCCCACTCTACTTTAACTACTGGAGTTCACGGGGTAACTGGGGATGTGGTCGGTACTACAGATGATCAAACACTGACAAATAAAGAATTAACATTACCAGAAATAAATGAGACTGGAGTTTCAGTAACTGCTACTTCTAGTGAAATCAACCAGTTAGATGGTAATACTGTAGGTGGAACTACTGCTGGGGATATCGTAACTATCGATGGAGCTCAGGAACTTACCAATAAAACAATCAGTAAAGATCAAGTAGGGTTATCTAATGTTGATAACACTAGCGATGTTGACAAGCCTATAAGTACAGCTACCCAAACGGCTTTAGATTTAAAGTATGACAAGGCAGGTGGAGCTATTGGCGGCTCTGTAGACATGCAAGGTAACTTACTAACTAATGCACTTATAGACGATATTGCGGTAACTACTGATTTAATTAACCTTCCTGCCAGTGGTCCTGTAAATTTTGCTACACAAGATGGACTACATAAGATAATAGCTGGAACTGATAATATCTTACGAGGCATCACTAATGCTCAGTCCGATATCTATATTATGACTGTAGAGTTAACTGGTGGAGTAACTATTAAGAATGAAGACGGTAGTATTACTGAGGCTGAGGAACGTATACGTACAGGAACTCAAACAGACCTTGTGGTCGCTAATCAAGCTTCCGTTATCTTAGTATATAATAGTGAGACTAAACGTTGGCAAGTGGTTGGCGGGTCCGGTAGCGGAGGTGCTTCTCTCGGTGTTATAGTTACTAGTACGGCCTCTACCGCTGCAACCAATGGAAATACTTATCTTGTTGACACAGGGACTGATGCACGTACAATAGCCTTACCTGAATTGTCTGCACAATTGGAAGACCAAGTTATCTGGGTAATGGACAAAGATAATAATGCTTCAGTTAATAATATTACGATTACTCCTAATGGTGGAGAATCTATAGACAATGTTGCTGAATCTTTTATCATTGATGTATCTGATGGTTGGGTTAAATTGTCCGGTAACGCTGGAGCTGCCAACTGGTCTATTGAAAGGCCGGGAGTACTTGGTGAAGACCCTTCAGATACCTTACTTGCCGGTAACAATACGTGGACAGGTACTAATGACTTTACTGCAGCTACTACGTTATCAGGTGGAATTAGCGGTAATACTAATCATACTGGGGTGTTATCTATAGGTAACAATCCTCAGAACGCTAATGAATTAGAAATCATTAAGAATGATAATACTGAAGTTGCATTAGATATATGGACTAACAATACAGGAACAACTGCTTCTTCCATATATTTACGTAATAGTACAGGTACTGGATTTAATGACGGATTAAGAATAGTACATGGTGCAGGGGTTACTAAATTTAATGACCTTGTAGGTGAAACTCAAATGTCCATTGATATGACAAATAGTCGAGTAGGCATTGGTACTAGTAGTCCTGAGAACAACGTACACATAAAAAACGGAGATAGTGGACTATCTAGTAGGGCAGAGACAGAATTATGGGTAGAGTCTTCGGGTAGAACAGAGGTAATGATTTCTAGTCAGGCCGGTAACCCTGCCAACCTTTTCCTTTCTAATGGAAACTCTGGAAGTAATACATATGCAGGTCTTGAGTTTAATAATAACACTCTTTCATTACTTAATAATAATTCTCCGGCATTAAATATAATTCCCTCCGGTAACGTAGGCATTGGTATTAGTATTCCTGGTGCCAAATTACAGGTAAATGGTCCTGGTGGAGGTAGTACTGCAATTCGGGCCAGTACCGGAGGGGTCACATCTAGTGATTATAGTTTAGTATGTACTAATGGATTTGCACAGACTACGTTTGAAGTTAGAGGTGACAGTAAAGTTGTCATAAATCAACTTACCTCTACGGACCCATTAGCTACAGATGCAAACGGTATTATAATAGCAGGTACCTCTGATTCTAGACTTAAAGAAAATATCCATAATTACACAAAAGGATTATCTGAAGTTAACTCTTTGAATCCAGTCACTTTTACCTGGAAAACCAACAGCGATATGAACGATGGGGGAAAGGTTCATCCGGGGTTTATTGCCCAGGAAGTAGCTTTAGTTGATCCAAATATTGTTAGCCAGAGAGAACAGTTGGGCTTAGCTGACTGTAATACTTTTACAGCAAAAGATTTAGTACCTATGCTAGTAAATGCAATTCAAGAGTTATCAGATAAGAATGACGAACTACTATCAAGAATAGAAACATTGGAGAACAGCTAATGGCTAAAATAATTAAGAGTCAGGATGGTGGAGATATCATTCTTGAAGGTAACGTAGGCATTGGAGAAAGTGATCCTTCTGAAAAACTTCATATTAAAGACCTACTATTTGGTGGTGTAAAAGAGACTATAATATTAGAAAATAATAATGGTAGTACTAATGAAGGTAATGCTATTAGATGGATAGCCGGTGGTGCTACTAATGGGGTAACCCTAGTAGGTTTGAGAGATGGAAGTCAGGGAGGTAGATTCGAGTTTAAGACTAGTACTACTTATAATGCTGCTCCTTCCACTAAAATGGTCATCAAGGATGGAGGTGAGGTAGGCATTGGTACTAGTAATCCTCCTCATGTTTTATCAATAGATAGTGATCTTTCTACAATTCCTTCTTTTCAGTTTGATAATACTGCTGCTGCTCCGGGTTTTGCCATAGGAGAAGCCATATCAGGTTCTACCTACCGTTCATTTGCCATTCAAGCAGTTAACGGTAATTGGGAGTTCGGTACTAATAGTAGTTCAACTGACTCTAACCTATTTGCAAATACATTTACACCTAGAATGACTATTACGGATGGAGGTAATGTAGGCATTGGTACTAGTAGTCCTAATATAAATACTAAATTACATGTAGAAGGTAGGGGTTACTTTAGTACAAGTATGTATATTTCGGCAGTGACTGGAAATAATGAGTTTGCGACTTCGCCCAATGGTTCAGGCTCTACGACAATGTATATCGGTAATGCTGCAATACAAGTATCTTCTGATTATAGATTAAAAGAAAATATTAGAGACAGTCAGTTAAATGCTTTAAATAGTATTAACTCTTTAAGACTAGTAGACTTTACTTGGAATGAGGCTACAGATTTAGGGGGTTTTATTAAAAATTGTAGAGGTACGTTTACAGGCTTTTTAGCACAAGAAGCGATTCAGTACATACCTTCTATGATTTCTGCTCCTAGGGATGAAAACGGAAATATAGATACTGAAAGTAAGAATACTTGGCATGTAGATGTAGGGGCTGCATTAGGTATTACATTTAAAGCAATTCAAGAGTTATCAGCGAAAGTAGATCAACTAGAGGAGCAAGTTAATGGGTAAGTTATCAGATTCATTAAATATAGCAGTAAGTAAAACATATGATAGTGGTTCGATTACTGCTTCAGGGTTTACAGATACTGATCATAACTTGGGAGTAGTCCCTACACAGACTATAGTACTTCGGGAATTACTACCCGGAGGTGAATGGGAACAGCTAGATTCCGGTAACTATGTTACTGTAACTAGTACACAAATATTAGAAAATGGACTGGCTTCACTTACAGGTGGGACTGGCCAAGTACGTATACTTGCTACAACTGAGGCTGGACTGTTTGCTTCACTAGCATCCTCTACTCAACAAGGTGTAGTGTCAACTGGAGCACAGACGTTTGCAGGAGATAAAACGTTTACTGGAGTTACTAATGATAGTACTGCTGTTCGGTTTTTTATGAACCATATTAACAATGCAACTGCCAGCAACCAAAGACTTACTTGGGGAACGGATGCTAATGCTGATGTTTTTACAATAACTCAGCCAGGTAAAGTAGGCATTGGTGAGACTGCTATAAGCTCCTCCAACCACTTAGCAGTAAGACATACTGATAGTGGTTCAGGTACTTCTGTTGCTCCTATAAAGATAAGAGCACAAGGTTCTAATCAAAGAGTAAGTCTTCAAATGGGTAATGACGCTGCTAATTGGTTTGCAGGGATTGATGGCAGTACTACCGGTGGGCAGGATTTCTTTTTTATTGATGATAATGTCAATAATAATAATAAGTACTTTACAATTAGGCAGGGAGGTAACGTAGGCATTGGTACTGATAATCCTTCTGGTATCCTGCATGTACTAGATAGTGATCTTTCTGGTACACCATTTTTAGTAGAAAGTAATGGAGGTTCTGCCGAGTTACTTAAAGTAGATTCTGGTGGAGATATATTTGCTGCCAATATGAGGAATAGTGCTGTAGGTGTTCCTATTCTTTGGGATACTAGTAATGGAGGCAGGTTACATAGGAATAGTTCTTCCCTTAAGTATAAAAAGGATATAGTTGATTTAACTTATGGACTATCTACTGTTGAAGCCTTACGGGCAGTCAGCTACACAGAAAACGATAGTGATTATCAAACTATTGGAATGATAGCTGAAGAAGTAAATGTTGTTGTTCCAGAAGTAGTAGCACTGGACGGTGAAGGCAATCCTGATGGCATTGCCTATCATCTTATTGTGCCTATATTAGTAAAGGCAATTCAAGAGTTATCAGCTAAAGTAGACGCACTGGAGAATAGTTAATGAACTTATACTGCCCTAACTGTGTAAAAACTCAGACATTTACTAAAATCGATAAGGAATATCACTGTGATGTATGCTCCTATAAATTATATGAAAATACTGCGAATACTGCTTTTGCTATTGCTAAATCTATGGATTACTTCTGGGTGCGGAAAGAAGACAAAGCCAAGGACAATAAGTGTACCAGAGCAGATTGCTGCCAGGGCGATGACTTACCGATCCCTCATAGGTAGCACCGAAGGTGTACAAGATAATCATGGATTCATTGATTACAAACATTGTGATAGTCTACTTTTTAGTAGTCTTATTAGTGTTGCTGGCATTTCGGTAGATTTACGTGCTGCCGAAAAGGATCCTGGGGAATGGTATAGAAGGCCATTAGCATATAGTGACTGTTACGAGACTGGAGAATCGAAGTCTCGCATCAGCCGAGATATGATCTTGGGCGTTATGTTTGCAGCGTATTACAATAAAGATATCCAAATGTTACAGGATCTGTGGAATTATGGCAGTAAAAACAGTTGGATAATGGGTAAGGTAAAGGAAGCCGATAACAGCTTAGCGTCTCTAATGTCCTCTAATTATATTAGCCTGTTAGCTAGGATGTTACATAAACTGTCCAGCAAAGATTATTCAGCCAGATTTTTCCCTATAGTCTTGGAAAAAAATCCTCCGGGGGGTTTCCAAAACCACTTATTGGTATTATATTTACTATTGCTAAGTGAAGTCAATGATGGACTAACAGACAGTCAACTTGACCTGCTAGAGAAAGTCAGCACAGAAAATCCAGAGAATTTGCTCTACGTAGCTGCTGCCCGGAAGTTTGGCATTGACCGACCTTGGCCTAAAATAGACGATAGAATATATCCTGCACATAGATTACCAAACACAACAGACAGGTGTGAGGGGTGGGCAACTCAGCGAGATGATTCAGATAAGGGGCTACAGCCTGGGTGCTTTGATAATAGACCTTTTCAGGTACATAGTGGTGGGGATTTAATATTCGTAGATTGGCTATTAAGAGAATACGGTAGGGAGTAAGTAGATGGTACTTGACGAGACAATGAAAACAGCCAAGAAGGCACAGGAAAAGAAACAGAAATCTTTCCAGGAAGAATCTCGTAAACTGTCAGACCTTCTACAAACTGGAGTTAACAAAGCTTCAGAATACGGACTTGAAAAGCCTGCCGCAGGACTTGCTGCTGCCATATCTACTGGACATTCCTTATTAAGAGATCCGGGAGACTCACCTGTAATGGCATCTACTATGACACCAAAGCCTACAAGACGTAACCCTTTTAGGAAAGATGGTAAGGTAGAGGTGCTTGATTCTCCTAAGAAATGGGAAGATGCCCTAGAAAAGACGAGAGGGCCTATGGGAGAGAAGATGACTCCCGAAGCTAAAATGAAATGGTTACGTAAGGTTGAGTCCGGTGTTAAAGGATATAAGGTACCCGAAAACTTACCTGTCGGTAAGATAGATGAAGAAATAAAGACCGTCAAGAAGATGTTAGAGGCCGAGAAGAAGGCCATGCAGGGGAAGAAAAAATGACCCAGCTAGATCGTATAGAGAAAAAACTTGACAAAATGGATAAAAAATTAGATAATGTAATTGCTGATACCCACCAAAATGCTGTGGAAATATCATGGATTAAGGGTACTGGTAAACTGATTGTTACAATCGTTACGGCGGTTGTTTCATATATATCTGCAGAAATATTTGATTTAACAGGTCTATTTAAAAAGTAGACAAAAGAAAGGAATTACTATGGGTTTTGATAAACTTGAGATGCCAACTGAAGAAGAGTTTGAGTATTCTGAAATGGGAGAAGAAGCTGAAGAGGAGTCCTCCGAGAATCCTTTGGCTAAATTTTCTGATGAAGAACTTATGGAAGAGTTAGCAAAACGTTCTGAAGGTGAAAATCCTGAAGAGTTATCTTTCGATGATGAAGAGGACATGGCATAATTTTACAAGCAAGGAGTTAATATGGATACTGTAGAGCAGATTATACAGGAAGTTAGGGAACTAATGGATGAGGAAAATACTGATACCATTAGTGATTCTGCTATTATAAATGCTCTCAATCGTGCTCAAGAGCATGTGGTATCTATATACTCTAAGCATTATGCTGAGCCTTACATTGGGTACAAGGACTATGTACTTTCTGCATCACAGACTAGATATCCCCTACCTAAGGATGCATTCTCTGATAGGGTAATTGATGTCGGTATTGTAGAAACTACTAATAATGGTTCTTGGTATCCAGTAACTTACATCAGAAATAAACAAGCAATTAAACAGAGACATACAGGTAAGTATGGCTATCCTGACTATTACACAATACAACGTAGACAGATAGAATTTATTCCAGAACCTTCAGGTAGTCAGTTTAAGGTCAGGGTGTACTACATCCAAAGACCTGAAAAGCTTACCAAAAGTCAGGGAAGGATTACTGGATTGCATAATGCAGAAAATCGTATACAAGTTAATAGCTTAGGTAGTTCCCTAGAAACTATCAATGATAATTTACATAATTTTATAAATGTGATAGATAGTCAAACAGGCGAAGTAAAAGCTACTTACGAGATTGACGAACTTAATACAACAACCCAGTCTGTAATATTTAAGGCTAGTCCTACACGTACAACTATTGCAGGTAAGTCAATAAATACTTCCATTAACGAAGTGGTAGACGAGGAGGGTAATCCTTCTATAGAACTTGATGATCATATCTGTTTATATTCAGGTACTTGTATACCGTACTTTGATGAGCCTTCAAGAAACTATATGATACAGTCTGCCGTAGTACAGTTAACTACATCACTAGGTAACCAAGGTGCTGCCGAAGAGCAACAGAAATCTCAATTCGAAAAAGAGGTTAAGGATGCGTGGTCTGGCAGAGAACTGGGCTTACGTATAGACCTTAAGGGTAGGCAGTGGGAAAGAAATAGGTACCGTTTTTACAGGAGGTAAGGTGTCTTTTACTGAAATAAATGAGAAAGATTTAGGTAAAGGTGTAGACCAGAGATCTTCAGAGGACAAGATTCAGTCCGGTTTTTGGGAGTCTCTGGTAAACGCAGACTCCACAAATAACCTTGTATCTAAAAGAAAAGGGTATCAACAATGGGGAGGAACAGTCCCCTTACGTGTAGTGTCCGCCGAGACTACAGGCAATAACGATGATACCTTATGCTTTAACCTAGATACCTATATAGATATCTCTCAAATTACTATAGGACCTATAATTATTCAGGGAGTATTGTCCGGTCAGCCTACTACAACTTCTACTACTTGGCCCTCAGGTACGTTTAATTCAAAATATTATAATGATTACACTGTATCTTTTAGATTAACAGGTAACTCTACTATACCACAGCCTTCTCATGGGTTTTCCACAATACCTATGCACTCTGAGGTAACACAATCTTTAAGCCAAACAACACTAGATAACGAAATATTTATTCCTGATGTGCATCAGATACAGACTAATACATCTAATGTTACACCTACTACACTCCAGAGTAGCATTATACAGCTTACTGATCAGACACTTCCATATATTCATTATAGTCTTTCTGTCCCAGAACTTGGTACTGATGGCTGGTTTTCCAATGATGGAACTGCCTTACGGCTTGAGCAGATAGATGGACTGGGGTGGTCGTCTGTTGGAGATACCCATACAAAAACAATATCTTTTGGTGGATCCGTTAGCGCTAACACACATACCCTCAAGAATTTCAACCCTATAGTTACATGTTATCGGGCGGAAAAGGCTGGATATTCAGGTACGTTATCTAAGTTTATTCCAGATGAAATCCTTGTAAGTAATACAGGTGATATACAGATAGTTATAGAAGACCAATCAGAAGACGCCGGTTCTCCTAATTATTACTACCTATTTGTGATATCTTCTCCTCCGGCATCCAATACTGTGGCAGGTAATGCAGAATCTTTTCAAGGGCCTAATAATGGAGTTACTCTGGCAGATGCTATTGTTACGGAAAATGCCTTTCTTATCTCTAGTGTATATACTGTAGATAATGTTGGAAATAAACAAATGGTAATTCCAGATACCATAGAATATGACGGTACTCAACATCAGATAACATTTACTAACACAGATAATTTACCTGTAAGTTACGAGGTTTACTATGATTTTGGCAGCTTACTTGTAAATCAGTTTTGTGTTACAGAAAATTTAATTCCCGACGGTTTACCTAGAACATTTACCGATGTAGAGCTTGATGTTTACGGGATAGATCCTGCCAAGGTTTCCTCTACATTTTCAAGGGAAAGCTGGTTAACTCACCTAGATCATTACAGAACTAGTCAGTTATCTTTTCCTGTAATCGCTCAGGGAGGTATTTTCTACGAGCTTGATACCAATACTGAATGGCCCACTAGTACCCAGATAGGTAATCTATCACCTAGAGCACGAGGTAGAATAGCGTCAAATACTAATATAGGTCCAGCCTTTCAGCCTGATAACACCTTTGCCAGAACTAAGGGATACTATACGTATACAGGAGCTTCAGGTAATGTAGCTAGTATTGTAGCTAATAAGTGGGAAAATAGCTTGATTACTATCCTTAAGCTAGACACTCCCGGACTTGTCACTACGGGTACACCTATAAGTGTAGGCGATCTTGTTACTTTATCTAATATGCATACCAGTAAGTTAACTGGAGAATTTGCAGTAGCAGATTACTCAGGTGTGGTAACTATTGATGGGGACACATTAACGCTTACTAATGGTATTTTTAATGGTACTGATAATATATATATAGCTATTGAAACTACTGTAACTAATGGAGATTACGACAGTTTAGGGTGCAGAGGTACCATAACAAGCTATACAGATGATATACCATTTACTCCCTCTCCAGAATTCTTAAGTGGAGACCACCTACTATACTCAGGACTCGACCTAACTCTTGAAGTTATCTCGGGTGTAGATACTGTAAAAGTTAAGGGAGCCACAGCTAACAGACAGGTTTCTGTAGGACTTACAGTACTTGCCAAAAGAAAAACAACTAATATACCAACAAGATTAGGAGACACTGGAACAACTAGTAATATAGTCCCTTATGATGTTTTACAATATAATCAGGTTACTAGAGGATCTAAGGTTCTTGCTGTGTATCCTTATGCTAACGAAACTGTTACCCTATCTGGAAATACAGTTACCTTATCTTCTGGGAGAGCAGGACTTCTTCGTGAAGGAGGATACATAAGTATTCAGACTGAGGGATTAGACAGTAGCACATACAAGATAATAAATGTAAGTGATGAGAATAATTTTACTGTAGAAGGAACATTTACAAGCATTACAGGAACATTGATAGGTAACTTTGTAGAGCTTGATGAAGCATTTACATGGCAAGATACTATAGCTAGTTCTGAATTTTTAGTACCTACATTTAGGTGGAAATCATTATCATTTCCTGGAGCAACACAGTTTAATACACCTGCTGACGACATACTACTAGATACCCAGGTTCCTAGACATCTTACCACGGATTCTCCAGAAAGTCAAGAAATTGTTCGATCAGCTATGGCAACGGATAATATGTACCTTACAAACGGCAGAGATCCCTTACTTAAGTATGATGGTACTCAATTGTCTAGGGCAGGATTTCCTAGGTGGGAGGGTTTTTTAAATGCTGTTATCTCTGACGATAACGGAGGAATTGTTAATCCAACACCTTCAATTACAGGAGCTGTTTCTGAAAACACTAAATTTACTGTAGATGTGGCTGAACGGGGTAAGGAAGTAGTATATACAGTAGGCCAATTCGTTGTCGGAAGTGATGGAGAAACCTATCAGATTACTGGGATAACCTCAGATACTACGGCAACGACTCCTGTACATGAAATTATTTTAGACAGAACGGCTACCGGGGTTACTTCATTAAAGGCTCAGGCTGTAGTAAAATATTACGCACGATTAAATACTGTAGATAATAATGGCAATATTCAGGGAAGTACTGTGGTAGGTTTTGAAGAATATCAGTTAGATATTTCTGAGTTTGATAACTTTACAGTTTCTTTAAAATTTGCGCCCTTACCTAGAGATATTCTTTATGATTTCAGTAATATAGAAATGGAATTGTATCGAACTAAAATAAACGGGGAGGTATATTTTAAGGTAGCTAGTATTCCAATAGATTACACAGAAATTGCAAACTTAAACTATTTTGATACTACACCTGATGTTAATCTTTTAGAGGCTGACTTACTTTCTTTTAATACTTCAGGGGCCGAGCTGGCTACCGGAATAGACCAACCTTTAAGGGCTAAGTATATTACAAGTGCTAATAACCGTAGTGTTTTAGGTAACTTAACAGACCACAAAAGAATGGAAACAAGATTACTGGATACTACGGGAAATTTTGTATCTACAGACTTAGAGGGTACAAGTCTTACTGTGTTTTCCTCTGGTCCTGAGTATGAATTCGAGTGGGTAAATCCTACTTTAGGAAATAATTCTCAAGCTATAACATCAATAGTTAGGCAGGCCGATAACATAACTAGGGTATCCTTTGCCGCTGTACCCTCGACGGCACCTAAATGGGTCTATATATATAAAGATGCCGAAGATAATTCCATACCCGCTAAGTTTCTGGGATGGTTTCGAGTAAATACCTATGTGTCTTCAGGGCCTTACGTAGACCTTTTCTTTCATTTGGATGCGGGAGAGGCTATTCCTTCGTTGACTAACTTAAAGATACTATTCCCTACGAGATCGCAAACAGTGGCTAACGAGGTTATTCCTATGTTAGCTAGACAGGATTTCAATTATATTGATAGTAATCCTCTAGGTTTAGGTGTTTTACACAGACTGCCAAAGGCTATCAATACTGTTATGAGTGTGGTACCTAACCCTCCTGTGTATGTAGAGGGTAATGAAGACTTAGGTGCTCAAGGTATTTTAAATGTAACTGCTATTAGGGATGACTTTGCCGGGCTGCTATGGTCGGGTGCTGGAAATCTTCCAAGTAATCTTGCATGGTTTAGTAATGGAGCCAGGGTTTCCTTGTCTGGTAATGATTGGGCAGCAGGTTCTGAAGAAAAAACTTATCCATCTAGATTGTTGATATCATTTCAAAACTTTCCTGAAGTATTTGATAATCCTAGAGCTATTACTCCTTTAGATAGTCAATCTGTTGTAGATGTAGACTCCTCTAATGGGGAAGCTATTACTGGAATTATCCCATTCTTTGGTGACTCGACAGATCAGGACTCAAGAAAACAAGATAACGTTGTGGTATTTAAAGAGAATTCCCTGTATGTTGTTAATGTCACTACTCGTGATGTTACCAAGATAGACTCTAGAGGAGTTGGTTGTAACTCTCCGTTTTCCTTGGGATATACAGAAAATGGTATAATGTTTGCCGACAGTTCTGGGGTGTATATGCTTGACAGACAGTTCCAGGTAAAATGGATTGGTAGGAATATTGACAGGTTATGGCAGACAGTTAACAAGGATAAACTGGATATCGTTACAGGACATGTAGATTCTGAAAACAAACAATATAAGCTATCTGTACCTACAGGAAGTAACACTATTTGTGATAGCGTGTTCGTATTTGATTACGGAGACGAGTCCCCCTCATGGTCTATATACGATAGCCATAAGGCTACTGGCTGGATGAGCATCGGGGACAACAGTTACTTTGCCTCCATAGGTAGACTATATCAGGTTCGCAGTAATGGTGATAACTCCGATTACAGAGACGATGACCAGCCGATTTCTATGAGTGGTAGCTATCGTGCTATGGACTTTGGCTCAAATAAACGTAAAATTCTTAGGCACTTAGTTACCGAATATCGCAATGTGGCTGATAGTTCAACTACCTCTACGAGTGTAGCAGTTGATCTTTCTTCGTCATTTAGTCAGTTAACCAGCTTCTCTATTACAGGGAGTGGCCAAAAAATTAGCTCTGTTAGGCATTCTGTACCAAGACAAAGAGGGCAATACTTCCAGGTTAGGTATGAAAACTCTACTATCGATGAACCCGTTGAAATTACTGGGATAACTTTCCACGTGGCCGGACTTAAAGATGCTCGAGGAATTCCCAGCGCAGCCGATCGCAGTTGACAATTATCTTATAGTGTTTATATTATACCTGTTACAAAAGGATATTATATATGTCGTTATCTAAGGCACTTACTAGTAAAAGTCTTAAAGAGCCAGAAGAGACTCTCGAAAAGAAAGCTAATCTAGCGGGGATCGCTGCCCAGCCTAGCAGTGCTGTGGGTGCAAAACTTATTGGTGGTACCCAAAAGCAACAAGAAATGGCCGCAAGTAAGCAGGCTAAGATAGGTAAATCTAACCAGCTGGGTGCGGCTTTAAGGACACAGTCTGCAAATATTCAAGAAGGTAAGGTAGAACAAACAGAACAAAAGAGTGAAGTACAAGATCAAATATCTGCCATAGGTGATAAGTTATCGGCTGCCAGAACTACTAAAGCTGTTCAGGAAGGATTAGGTAATCTTACTGATATCAATACCGGAGAGGCTACTACCAAGGTAGAAGCTATGCGGCAGTTTAAAAACGGTGAAATTACTGAAGACCAGTTAACGGCACAGTACGGACTAGATGTTGCCAATGAGATAGTATCTGGAGTGGAGTCTCAAATACAGGATACCCTAGAAGATGCTGCCCTCGTTACGGCCTCGGAGATATTTACTCCAGATGAAGCTGCGGTTGCTGCTGAGACCCTAGGTTTAACACCTGAAGAGTTTAATTCTTTATCCATCGAAGATATAGAGAATAATCTTAGGCTGATAGAAGAACAGGAATTACAAGAAGTAGACAACATGAGAGCTTTACTCCAGTCTCCTACGGCCTCTGCTGCTGACAAACAGGCAGCAAGGGAACAACTACGTATAATGGGAGCCAGCCATCTAATAGCTACGGATGCTCAGATGGATGCCCTAATCAATGATGTTAACTCTTCTCAGACTGTAGAACTTGGAGGACAAGCTATTCCTCTAAGTGATCTTCTTACTGATGACAGATTCGGTGGGGTAATGTCTTACATAAACGATGCTCTTATAGTTAACCCTGATGTTACTGCCGAAGATCTCGGTGTTGATCCTGAACTATTTAACTTTGTAAAGAAACATGAAGACGTTATGTCATCACTGATAGAGGAGACTCAGGGGGCATATGCAGATGCGGGAGTTACGTACCAAGCTAACCAAGAGTTTAAGAATCAACTTGGTGAGTTATTTGATCTTGCAGGACTTGAGGAATACTCGGTAGATAACTATGCTGATTCAGATTTTGGTAATCTACTTAGCTCTGCCCAACAACTTAATGTTAATACCGATGAGCTTTTTGATGACATATCTGTACTTGCAGAAGGTGAGGAAGACCCTTCTAGCTTTATCGCTGGATGGTTAACTACTACTTTGGAAGAAGGGGATACTGACGAACTAAACCGGCAAGCTACTGTTATTTCTGGACTTAAGAATGCCAGAAAGCCTAGTGAAGCTATTAGTCAGGTTGTGGTATCAGAAACTCCTATAACTAGAAATGAGCTGCAAAAAGTACTAGAAGAAGCTAAAGATTTTCCTGACGCATACGGAGGGGACTTCGGTGATCTTATTGAAATGATTGATGCTAATGGGGATGGTGTACTGGATGACAATTACAAGGAAACTTTAACTGATTATATTAAGGGTGGTGGTAAGAAGTTTTCCGGTGACATGTTTAAGAATCCTTATAGTAAGAGAGTTACTGATGATTTCCTTAGGGACGTAGGTGCTCCTGAGAACTTAGGCGATATTGATAGGTCTGTTAGTTCTATTATGTACTCTAATGACACCCCAAGAGAGAGGGCAGCTAAAGCACAAGACCAGTTAAATATACTTAAACAACAACTAGATAAGATAAACCTTAGGTTAGGAGAGAATCCTCTAGAGTTTTTACTTAAGAATACTGAAGACTTACGGTACAGACTTGCTCGTGGGATTGAAGATCTTGAGAATGGTCTTCGAGGTATGGGTGTCACTATCGGGGAATTGACTAAAATGGAGGCTGGTAATGCAGAGGTTGCCAAAGGTGAGGCTGCTTTAGAGAACTTTGATCAACAAGAATTACAAAGAATGGCACTCACATATCCCAAAGACATGGCTAACCCTAAGCTTGCCAACTTAGGTGAGCGTGCTCGTGTTGCCCTAGCAGAAAAAGGTATCTACTTTGACCCTAAGCTTAAGCAGTGGGTTGATCCTGGATTCATCCGGAGGCAAGAGTAACTATTCCTATGGTAATAAAAGCAATCGTGTAGAACTTAGAGAGGCTCACGGAGTACATGAGACAGGTAATAAAAAACATAGAGCATCAGGCAATAAGTCCTTAGAGGGCGGAAATACGAGGATGAGCTAAATGTCATTGATAGAATCTTTAAATCAAGTAACACAGAAGAGAGCAGAAAAACCTTTAGGCGAACAAACTGAACAGGTTAGACAGCTGGTAGCTAGTAAATCAGGTAAGGCTGGAGCTACTAGTGGTCCTGTGTCTTCTAATATAGCAGAGAGTCAGGCGGTTGCTGAAGCAGACCAGCAAGCTACCCAGCAGGCACAACAAGGTAACCTTGCTGCGGCATCTCAACTAGGTAGGCGTAGTCAGTTAGGTCAAGAAGAAAGAATGCAAAGGGCTGCAGCTGACCAGCAACGACAAAAGCTTTTGGAAAACTATGCCATGACAGTGGATCAGAATCTTACTAAGCTAGCACAGGCAGACAAGAAAGCTAATCTTGATGAGTACAAACAGGGGTTATCACAAGCGATATTTGTTGGTAACCTTGCTGACGAAAAAAGACAATTTGAACTAAACCAAAGAGTATCCAAACAAAATATTAAAGATCTCAATCAGGTAGACCTGGAAATACAAAAAGCTATTTGGGGTAACAACCAGGAATTATTTAAAGATAATATGGAATTTCAAAGTATAATGAATATGGATGAAGCTGAATTCCAAAAGATGTTAAAGCAAATGGATTTGGATACGGCAATGGATATCCAGAAACGTAAAGCCAGAGGGTCTAATACAAGATCACTGATTGGTGGAGCAGGTACTATAGTAGAGTCATTGCTAACGAGGAAATAAAATGGCAACATATAATAGTTTAGAATTCCCACAAGATGAAGCAGCTAAGAGAGCTCGGGACACTGCGGCTATACAGGCAAGACAGTTGGCATCCAAAGCACCTGCTGGAGTATCGGCTAGCCAGGTAGGACAGGCGGCAGCACCTGCCATAACTAGACAGGAAGCACAGACTAACCTACAAAGTCAGCAACAAGGAGCTCAACTAGCTCAAAGGGTTGCAGATCTGGATATGCAGGGATTGCAAGCTAAGCAACAAGAAAGACTGGCACAATCTAGATTAGCTACAGAACAGATGTCACAAGACTTTAGACGTAAGGCATATGAACTAGATAAGAAAACTGCGGGTAAGATATTTGATGACTCCTTACGTAGGGAACAGGATGAAGCCGGAAGGGAATACACCAATGCTATGGACCTTCTGGAATGGTCTGCTGCCAAGGGTGCAAGTCAAAGAGATTTTGATAGGTGGAAAACACAGGCTACCGTGGCACATAAACGTTCTATAATGCTAGAACAAGTTGCACATTCTAAGATAATGAATAAGTTAAAACAAGAATCTAAGAAGCTAAATCAAGAAGACAGACAGGCTTTGGAAAAGGAACTTCAAATAATGCAGAGTAACCATGACAAGAGAATATCTGAAATGCAAGAAAGGGCAGCTAATCTAAATAGTTATATATCTGCGGGTGCTACCTTGGCTACTACAGGGGTAGCCTTATATGCTGGAGCTCCTGCTGGTGGTGCATTACTTGCCGGTACTGCTGTAAATAAACTTATGGGAGGTGAATAATGAAACCTGGTAAAATGGATCTAGATGAGATAGTAGGTACTTCACGTAAAACTTTAGATGCGGGGGTATCTGACGAGGTTGTATATAAGAATCTTAGAGAGAAGGGATATACTCCAAAGGAAGCTAAAAATATCCTAGAAAAAAGTAGCCCTAAGAGACTCAAAGAAATAATCAATAAGGCTTATGATAAAGAGTTAGCTAAGCAAAGAACTCCTCCTCCCGTCGATCCGGGACTAAAAACTACCCGTACTGGTAAGAAAAAAGGTACCGGATTTACTGGACCTTTTGATGATGATATCTATAATTATAATACACCTGATGGTATACCTAAAAAGACAGGAACACGTAGTACTTCGTTGGCCACACAAGGGAGCCAGGAGCTTTCTACAGTACCTCCCAAAGATGTGCCGTTAGCACGTGCTTTGTCAGACGAGACAGCACTAGTTCCTAAAGGAAAAGTTAAGGATGATCCAGATGTTATAGATGTATCTTCGTATACCCGCAATAAACCGGGCATGACAGAAAGGAAATATGGTTACAGTCCTGAAGGCTTAGGTAACACATATAAAGAGGGAAGGACTAAGTTGGACGACACCGACCCTTTTGGTGATGCTAACTTAAATGACCTTCCTACAGATATGGATATGCGTCGTGGATGGGAAGAGACGGTTACATCTAAAGAAAAACTATCTCCTCTGGAACAACAGAAATTAGATACGTTATCTAAGGATGCCATGCGTAAGCCTGGAACATCTCCTGGTAAAGATGGTCAAGGACTAAAAGTAGAAGACATGACTCCGGAACAACGTAGTAATTATTCTAAATGGTTACTGGGTGGAGCTGCGGGAGCGGGAGCAGGTATATATGCTCTGAGTGGTGACGACTCTTCTAAGGACTCAGAGCCTAAGGATTCTCCTAAAGAGCCTAAGGAAGAACCGAAAGAAACACCTGACAGTAAATCGATAGTTACTGTAAAGAGTACTAAAGGTAAGGCACCTACTAAGACGCAAATAAAAACAGCTAGTAATACTGTAGCTAAGCAAGTGGATCAAGGACTTAAGAAAGAAGGTATTCCAGATTTTGCCAGGAAAGATCTATATACCCAACTACAGAAGGACGCCGAAGCTATCTACCGTGACGAGATGGGTTCTATAAATACCCAAGAACTTGTGGCTAATCTTATTGACGGTATAGCAAATCTGTATGCAGGTGCTCGGGGAATGTCTGAAGGTATAGCTATTGGTAAGATTGACGTTAAGAAACCTGACTGGAATGCCAGAAGAGATCAGATACGTACTATATACAAGACTGCCTTAGACTCTGCTGTTATAGCTCAGGAAGCTGAAGACGATAGAGTTAGACAGGAAAGGTTATCCTACGAAAGAGAACAAGATCGTAAGCTACGTGCTGGAGAGTCCGAAAAAGGGCGTAAGCATGCCACTAAATTAAAGCTTATGGACCTGGCTCAGCGTAGGGCGAAGATGGCACAAGATGCAAAACTGGCTAGAGAAAAGGCCACACAGAAGTTATCGGGTAAGGGAAAAGGAATTAAACAACAACTAGATCTTATAGATAACGAACTTAACGCAATTAGTCAGATATATAGAGGGGTACCTTTAGATAAAGTAAAAGGTATAGCATCTCCGGAAATTGTGGATCTTGTGGGTATAATACGTGACGATAAAGAAAAATTAAAAGAAGAATTTAATAAGAGACTACAAAAAAGAGAACAACTGGCAGGCGGGGAGTCTTTAGTAGAAAGTCCTTCCAGAGACCCTAAGATTTCTCAATATGCTGCACAGTATAACCTACCTTATGAACGTGCAGAAAAGATATTAAAGGATAGAGGATATGGCCAATAATTCTAAACTATTTGCACCTCCTACAGAAGAAGAACTCTCAGGTGACCTGTTCGCTCCACCAACGGATGACGAGTTGTCGGGGGAGATGTTTGCACCTCCTACAGAAGAAGAACTTACCTCTGTCGATGACAGGACGGGTAAGGTGCAATCTTTCAGTAATACCCTAGGTAAGTTAGTAGAACCTTTAACTACTAAACAACAAGAATTCGATCTAGAAACTAGATATCAAGCAGGGAAAGAACTTGAGGAAACACAAGAGAATACCCTAACTGGAAGTCAGACAGAAAAAGATATTGGTAATGCTCTGTCTGTTATGGCGAATGAATTTACCTTTGGTGCCACCACAGAAGCTAAGGCACTTCTTAGGTCTATTACGGAAGATATGGACTGGGAACAAGCACGTAATATGGAAAAAGCTATTTTAAGGTTACGTAAAGAACAGTCCCCTAAGTCTGCTTTTGTAGGTACCATAATGGGATACCTGGGGCCTTCAGGTGCTGCCAAGGCTGCAGCCAAGATGGGAGCAAAAAAGGGTACTCAGAAGGCGGCTGCTATTGCTGAGGACGTCGCCAGAGGCGCTGTTAGCGAGGCCAGGGATGCAGAAGAGGGTCGTGAGATGGAGGCTGTTACCAAGTCTCTCATGGCTGATGCCCTCATTGGTGGAACATTTTATGGTGTAGGTAAGGGAATTAAGAAGATTAAGGGAGATCCTACCAAAGCCAAGGCAGATTCTTTTATAGAGAAAAACTATTCAGAAATCGCTGACAATGCTAAGATACTACATAAAGGTAAGCAAGCTGCCGATGATGAATTCATAGAAGACTTAAGAGATATCCATAGGATAGCTGTTGATTCTCTGAAAGGTGATGGTAAGAGGTTACAGTGGGAAAATCTTCCTCAAGATAAACTTAAAGACTTATATACTAAGTATGAGGATAAAGAGTTAACCCAGCAGCTAATAGATAAGGGTATCAATGCCCAAGAAGCTATACTTGAAAGTGGTAAAACAACTCTGAAATCTAAATTGTCTGACTTTGGTAAGCAGTGGGTTGATCCTGATGCGTCTTCTTCTGATGTTATACGTAAGATGGTTAGAAATACAGAGAGTATTGACAGGGCAGAAAAAGCTTACAGAGATTTTTCCATGGCAGACAGCTATAACAAGGCAGCCAGTGAAGCTCTCCTTGCTAAGGGGGTACTAACAGGAAACTTGAAAGAAAGTTCTGCCAGAGGTGTTATGAGTTTCCTAAGTGATTTCAAACTGTTTGGAGATCACCTGGAGAACCTTCATGGTCTTCCCATAAGTCAGGCTATCAATGATCTTTCTAGGGCTGTTAACAAGACACATACTATTATGCATGACCTGGGGAAGAAACATAAGAAATTATTTAAGGCACTTAGGGCTGTAGAAAAATCTCCTGTATTATCTAAGAAGTTTATTAAAGCTATCGAGTCTGATGACATAGCAAGTCTTCCTGTTAACCAACAAAAGTTAGCTGAAGGTGTTAAAGAATATTTTGATGACGTAGTAAAGTCTTACGAGGAACTTGGTATAAAAAAATTCCTTAAGAGGGAAAACTATATACCTGCTATGGCTGTTAACCGTCCAGAATATTTATTTAGGATACAAAAGAAATCGGACGAGCTATTAAAAAGGTTAGGCATACCTTCATGGCGTATGCTTATGGAAAAGGACTTAAAAGATTTACCTGATGAACTAACTAAAGAGATTGATGAATTCAGAAAAGGCCTTGTAATTGGAGGTGTTAGTCGAAAAAGTGCTAGTAATCCTCGTGGGTGGGATATGGAACTTAGTAATGTGAGGGCTAAGTCCCAGGGAGAACTTGGAGATTCTTCGCTAAAACTTGGTGCCCTTGAGATGAGACAGGATACCCTACCTGATTTCCTTAGGGAAACAAGTATATCACGGTTAATGTCACAAAATCCTGCAGCTACCCTTCAGGGTTTACAGGCAGAAGATTCTATACGGCAATTAAAGATATTTGCAGATGCCATGGAAAAACGTGGTGATGACCTGGGGGCTAAAAGGGTTAGGGAATTCTTACAAGATTTCCAAGGACAAAGACAAGGAACAATAGCTTCCTGGTTACGCAACTCAGGGGATACCATAAGGTTAGCTGCTAAACATAAGGCAGATCAGACAAATAGTAAATTCGGTAAGAAGATATATAGTGTTCTGGAAACATTACCAGACATTACAACTTCTTTGACATACAACTTGTACCCTAACTTTATTGGATGGAAGCCTGCCTTGGCTATGAGAAACTTAACTCAAGGGCCACTGCTTACCTTACCAGAGTATGCCAATTGGAAATCGGGTAACATAATGATGGCTAAAGCTATGGCAAAAGCTTCCGCAGATATATTCTCAGGTAAAGCTACTAAAGAACTGTTGGAAGAAGGGCTAATGCCTGCCAAGTTTACAGGGGAGATGAGAGAGTTTACAAAGAATGAGCTACAGAAACACTGGATTGGTAGAGCTTCTAGTAAAGCTTTAGAGACTGCTGCCGATGCTGCCATGTTCTTATACAGTAAGTCTGATGTTTACAATAGGTTAGTTACAAAAAGATTCTCTGAAGAAATTGTTAAGAAGGTACAAAAGGGAGATAAGGCAGCACTAGAGTTTGTAGGTAGACTACCGAGACAGGTACGTAAACAGGTAAGGTCTTCTCCTCCTAAAGAGCAATTTAGGTTAATAACTGACTACCTAAATGCAAACACACAGTTTAACTACAATAAAGCTACGATGGCTGAGTTTGCCAGGGCAGGGGGTCCAATGTTCTCTATGTTCAGTAAATGGCCTTCTGCTATCGCAGGAGATATGCTTGGTAAATATCTTAATGGGGAAGGAAAACAGGCGTTATTGAAATACTTAGGGCCTTATGTTGTAGCTTCAACAATGTTAGCCGGAGGTATGTACCTTAACAGACAGGAAGATCCTAGACTATCTAAAATAATTCCAAGTGGAGATCCGCGGCTGATGACTCCAGGTTCCTCGTTAGAATCCGTACTTACAGGGGAAGTCGGTAGTCCCCCTGTCATAGACTCTTTTACAACATTCATGGGTAATATTAAAGATTTACCTAGGGCTATCCAAAATAGAGAATTAGATAACTGGTGGAAGAAACAACTAGAAAGTACCACACCATATATTCCAGGACATCATGTCTATAGGCTATTATTTAAGGAGTTACCTGAGTTTACTACCAACAGACCGTACCAGTCTTCTGGCCTGGGCTATGAGAGAAAATAGATTGACATCCAACAAATAGATATTATAATAATCCTGAGGGGTTATGTAAATTAGAAAGGTATATTATGCAAACTTTACTTAAACCATTTTTATCTGCACTGACTGGCTTTATTGCTAACCTATTTGCAGAGGAACTAGTTAAAGAACTTATTCTTATAGGACTTGAGGCGTTAGCTAAGAGAACTGATACCAAGTTTGACGACCAAGCCGTAGAGGCTATCAGGGAGCATATGGACTGATTTAAAGAATATCCTTTAAGACAAACGGTCCCCTTTCAATATTTCTGTAATTCTCGCCAAAGCTCTTGCCTGTTTATCTAGCCTATCTTCTAGCTCATCTATACGTGCCGTTTGTTTTTTCACTATCTCTTGAAGTTCGTCACTAGAATTATTTATATAGGAATACATAGTATCTGTATCTGTACTCAACTGGTCTAGCTTTAGGTCTACGAATTCTTCCCATTGCATAGTCTCTGAGGGTTCTTCATATTCCTTCTGTTTATTAAATAGCTTTATTACTTTACCCTTCTTCATCATACCTTCCCTGTCTGTGTATAGAGCATCCCTCATTGGATATTAAAAGTATAACACGGAAATAGATATCTGTCAAGAAAATAATGCCAGGAAATACAAAAAAAAATACCCCAATGAAAACACTGAGGTACCTATATTGAGATATGCAAGAGTATTACCTATGTAAGCTAATTCTTACAAGGTAATCTAAGTCACTAATATCACACTCCTTCTTATAGGGCTTGAACATTACAAAGGGTTCTATCCTGCCTACGTCTGATGTATATACCTGAGGAGCGCTCACCGTACCCAACTCGAATAGTTTGGGATTGATTATTGATATAGCGTAATAATCACTCTCCACCCTTATAGTACCTTCGGCCGTTAGTTTTACCGCCTTCATGCCATCAAGTTCTGTCTGTGTATTAAAGTATACACACGTATGGTTTTTGGCTAGCTCGTATTCCCCCGACACTCCAAGATGATTCTTCAAATTTCTTGGGGATGATAACTTTTCTAGGGCCATTATTTGTCCTCCTTTATCTGTTTGGGTTTAGGGACTAGAAGTATACAATCTTTGCGTGGAACTATTACGAACTCTTCCGCATTGATTGGCACACCTTTTGCCCTAGATTCTTCTACATTGGTAGCAATATAGACTTGTGGGTCTATATTTAACTTAGCTTGTTTCTTTGTTAGTTTATTCACTTTCTTAATAAACTGACGAAGGTCTGACAGTAGTATAGTATACCTCCTTACTCTGTTGTTACCTTGTTATTCTTACTTTTAGCCGCTGCTTTCTTAAGTTCTCTAATCTCCTTTT